TATATAGAAGAACTAAAGTCTGGTGAAACGTTCTCTCTTGAGGATAATGTGTTTGTTATGACGTGTGATTTTAAAAAAAGTGGACAACGACTAGCCATTAGTTTAAAAACAGGTCAATCAAAATGGTTTACTTCAGATAAGTCTGTAAATGTAGAACCGACTTATACTTTAGATAAAGAGCAAAATATTTGTCCTATTTTTATATACCCAAAAGAAAATAATGAATAAAGTTTTTAAATTTATCAAATCTCTATGGTGGCATGTCAATGCAGGTATGCCTAAAGCCAATAAAGAAGAAATACTTGAAAGATATAATATATGTCTATCTTGCGAATATATGGATAAAGAACAATTTCAATGCCTACAATGTGGCTGTAATCTATCAAAGAAAAAAATTTTTATGAATAAATTAGCATGGGCTGATCAGGAGTGTCCTATAAATAAATGGAATAAAATTAATGTCAATAAATGAAGAACACGAATTACAAAAAATTGTAAAAGAATATGTTAGTAGTCAAGATTTAGAAAATTACGCTATTCTTCAAGAAAAAATAGATTTAGCAAATAAAAAAGTTGAAGAATTTATAAAACAAAAAGCCGAAGAGGAACACTTAGAGATACATAAGTCTGAACAAGACGATGAAGATAATAAAAAACTTCCTCATTACATTGATATTAATGTTCAGGTACTGGTTAAGAAAAGCGATAAAAATCGTCAAGAACCATACGTGGTAGAAGATATGCGTAAAAACTATCAAATAGATTACGTAACAGATAATCATGAAACAATGACAGGAAATATTTTTGATGTCATACAGACATTACTATCAGAAAAATGCAAATTAAACATAAATACTCCGGAGGAAGTAGAAAAATAATTTTTTTTACCTCAATAGAGAATTCAGATAGTGTTGACAACGGCTTTCCAATAACGTATAATAAGGAGAAGGCATTAGCCGTTTGCGATGAAGACGAAAAAGGACAACCTCTATATTTTATAAAATCAACTACTGGTTTTAATAAAGTATTTAATCCTTATGGACTTATGAAAGATCATAGTAATTATGTTCTATATAATATGTGGTCGCAGAAGCATAAGTTTGAATTAAGACTAACAACAAAAGATATTTTTGAAAACTATATAGAGTTCTTAAAAACTAAGAATAATATTTACTTTTTATTGGCAGAAATAAAGCATTTATATTATGAAAGACCAGATATCGAAATACTCAAATGGTGCAAAGGTTTCTAATGCTCAATATATAACAGAACTTATATGTGAAAGTTATGCTAGAAAGAAACAAAAAGATTTGCATTATAGATTTTGGGTAGAAAAAACATGGGCTAAATTTTATAGATCTCAAATAGGCTCTGCAAATAAACTTTTAGAAAAGTATGAAGCTAAAGATATTATAGCTGCACTACTAAGCAAAGAAGGTAAGAGAATCTTTTCTTTGAGAGCTCCTCATCTACCAGCTATTATAGAGAAGTTCCATAAGATTAATGTGTCTAAAAATCAAGAAGTGCATAGACCTATCGAAAGATCTCCGGAATGTTCGGGAATACAACCATCCAAAAAGACAAATATGTTAGACAGGTTAAAGGAATTAGAATAATGACTAAAACAAAATCAAAGATAAAAGACGACGTTAAGAAAAAGTTTGGCGACGGTATCATGTTAGGAGCTAATTCTATTATTGATCAAAATTTAATCACCATTCCTGTCAGCCCATCATTAGATATCATCCTTAATGGAGGAATTCCAGAGGGTAGTTTTGTGATTTTTACAGGTCAACCTAAATGTGGGAAAACAACTACTTCTTTAGATTTTGCTGCCACAGCCCAAAGGCCGGAATATGCTCACGGTTCTTTTGCTGGAGGTAGGGAAGTGTATTACCTAAATATAGAGGGTAGACTTAAAAAAAGAGATTTAGAAGGCATACCTGGAATTAATTTAGACAAATTTAATATTATAGGTTCTCAAGAAGGTAAAATATTACACGGTGAAGAATATTTGCAAATCGGGGAAAAAATTATAAATGAAATTCCGGGATCTGTAGTTATTATTGACTCATATTCTGCATTATGTACCGAAGCTGAAATTACATCAACTATGGATAAAATGCAAAGAGCAGATGGAGCTAAATTATTAGCTAAGTTTTGTAGAAAAGTAGCTAATGTTATTCCTGTTAATAAAAATATTGTTATTGGAATTACTCATCTTATGGGAAATCCTGGGTATGGCAATTCAGAATGGAAAGAAAAAAGCGGGCAAGCTATAGCGTATCAAACAGACGTTAAAATTAGAGCTAAATATTTTAAACCTTGGACAGCAGGAAAAGACAATACGCAAATAGGGCAAGAGATCGAATGGCAAGTAATCTGTTCTGCTCTCGGTCCTCCTGGAGCTAGTATTGTTAGTTATTTAAGATATGGAGAAGGTATAGATAAACATATGGAAATTTTTAAACTAGCTACTGATTTCGGAGTAATTGATCAAGGTGGAGCTTGGTATACATTTTCTTTCTTGGAAGATAAGCCGAAATTTCAAGGGGAAGAGAAAGCTAGAAATTATATACATTCTAATCCAGAAGTATATGAACTATTATGGAAAGAAGTTAAGCAAATGATCGGCATACAATAATGGATGTTGTAGACTTAGACGGAAATACTCATAAGTGGTCTTTAAGAGGACATATAGCTAAAGGAAGTATTAATAAAAAATCATCTTTACATTTAAAAGCAAGAGATCTTATTCGGACTAAGTTTCCTACCTTACAGATTTTAGAAGAGGTTCCAATACCATGTAGACGAAACGAAACTTTGTATTTAGATTTTTACTTACCCCTGAAAGAATTATGTATTGAAGTGCATGGCGAACAACATTATAAATTTAGTTCTTTTTTTCATGGAACAAGATTGAATTTTGTAAAACATAAAAAAAGAGATAAGAACAAAAAAAATTGGTGCAACCTCAATGGTATTACTATAATAGAATTACCTTACAACGAAATTGACAAATGGAACGAGATCGTAGATAATGAATAAAACGTCAAAAGAACAACTGAAGGATTGGGATGACTTATTAGATGAATATGAGAATAAGTTAGGCTTACCTAAATATAATGAATCAGCATTGAATGAAACAGAACTCTCTGAATATTTACACATGAATAGAGACGTATTAGAAAAATTAACACCTTCTCAGTGTGGAGAAATATCTTACAGATTGTCTCAATTTGCTTTTCATATTCAAAGAAGTATTAATAGGGAGAATGCTAGGATTAATTGGGCAGAAGAAACTATAAAAGAGGTAATCTCAGGAGAGATTAATAATTATAAAGGCTATGGCTATTTAGAAAAATCTAGTCAAGCTATAGCACATAATACAAAAGCTAATTCACTCAATAGAATTAAAAAATACGCAAAGCAAAGATCAGACAGACTTTCTTTCCTTGCTAACTCAGTAAAGAATCTATCGGACATATTAATATCAATACAAAGAAATAAATATTTAAATTCAAATGGCTAAAAATAATTTACAAGATGTTGCAGCAGAACGAGCTGCCCTTTCTATACTGTGTCAATCTGGCTCAGAGTATTACTTTGATGTAAACGATATATTGACAGAGGATACGTTCACAGTTGATAGTAATATAATTTTATATAAATGTATCCGTCAGATTTTTCAAGATTCTACATCAAACAAGATAGATATAGGTACGATACTGTCAGCAGCAGCAACTATTGGCTTAACTAATTTTTTTGACAATAAAACAGAAATGCAACACATAAAAGCTATTATGGATTTCCCAGCAGATAAATCCAATCTTAAAAGCTTCGTTACTAAATTGAAAAAACTAGAAATCGCAAGAAAGCTATTATTAACCACACAACAAATTCAAAAAAATATAAAAGAAGTTAATGGTACAGAATCTATAACAAATATAATATCTATCGCAGAAGATCCTATTATTAATTTTGCAACATCTCTGGAGGATTCTGATAATAAGCCAGAGTTAATGTCTGTGGGTTTAGATGATTATATTAAACAATTAGAAGAAAACCCAATAGATCAAGTAGGTATTTCTACGGGATTTTCTGCTTACGACTATGCCATAGGTGGAGGTCTAAGAAAAAGTACAATTAATGTCATAGCAGCTAGACCCAAAACAGGCAAAACACTACTTTCAGACAATATGGGATTTCATATAGCCAGTAAATTAAAAATTCCAGTACTAAATATGGATACTGAGATGACAAAAGCAGACCATATTAATCGTTTACTAGCTATGTGTACAGAAATAGATATCAGTAAAATTGAAACCGGTAAATTCGCAGCTTCCCCTAACCTAAAAAATAAAATAGTAAGTGGTATACAGGAAATGAAAGAAGCTCCTATTTATCACAAATCTATAGCAGGCAAACCTTTCGAAGAACAACTATCCATGATGAGAAGATGGATCATGCAAGATGTCGGTTTAAATAGTGACGGAACAGCAAAACCTTGTGTCGTTTTCTATGACTATCTTAAATTAATGGATACTTCTGGAATGAGTCAGGACATGAAAGAATATCAAGTTCTAGGATTTATGATGACACAATTACATAACTTTGCTACACAATTTCAAATTCCTATAGTAGCATTCGTTCAATTAAACAGAGACGGAATAACTAAAGAATCAACCGATACTGCTAGCGGTTCAGATAGAATCATATGGCTGTGTAGTAATTTTACAATATTTAAAAGAAAATCTGATGAAGAAATAGCAGAGGACGGTCCAGAAAATGGTAACAGAAAATTATTACCTTTAGTAAGTCGTCATGGGGGAGGCTTGGATGATAATGACTATATTAACTGCTCCATGAAGGGCTGGTGCGCTAAGATCACAGAGGGTAGAACTCGCCTAGAAGTAGTAAACGGAATAAATAAAGACTCTAATACTTTTGAAGATAAGACAGAAGATGCAATCTCATTCGATTAAGCAAGGTCAGCTAAAAAATATTTGCGACCAACTTTGCGACAATATAGAAGATGTATTAAATCATTTTGATTTAGACTATAGAATGAATCCAACATTTTGTTCTATGAGCTGCCCTATTCATGGAGGAGATAATGAATCAGCTTTAAATCTATATCATGAAGGAGATTTTTATAGAGGTAATTGGGTATGTAGAACTCACGGCTGTGAAAAAGTATTTTTAGGATCGATACTAGGTTTTATTAGAGGTATTATTTCTCATAATAAATTAGATTGGCAAGAAGAAGGCGACGATATTGTTCCTTTTAGTGATGTCATATCTTTTGTTAAAAGTTTTTTAGATATAGACTTAATAGATGACGAAGAAGAGGTATACGATATAGAAAAAAGAAAGTTCTTGTCAAGCCTCTCCGTTTTCCATCAAGATGTGCAAATACCTAATAGTACAGAAGACAATATAATTAATAGAGATTTGGTCAGATCTTCATTATCGATACCTAGTAATTACTTTTTAAATAGAGGTTTTACTCCAGAAATTTTAGAAAAATATGATGTTGGAGATTGTGAACATCCATACAAACCAATGTTCAATAGGGCTGTTGTTCCTATCTATGATAATGATCACTCTGAAATGATTGGATGTAGCGGCAGAACCACATGTGACCAATTACCGAAATGGAAACATAGTAAAGGATTAAAAACAGATAGTTCATTATATAATTTTTGGTACGCTAAAGACTCTATAAAGAAAAAGATGTCTGCTATCTTAGTAGAGAGTCCTGGTAATGTTTGGAAATTAGAAATGGCTGGTATTCATAATTCTCTAGCAATTTACGGGTCAAGCTTATCTGTTAGGCAAAAAATATTGTTAGATATGACCGGAGCAATGACCCTTTATATATTAACAGATAATGACGAAGCGGGTAAAAAATGCAGAGAAAATATAGATAAACAATGTTGCAAAATATATAATATTGAACACATCTACGCAAAAGATAACGATGTGGGAGAAATGGGTATTGAAGACATCAAAGAACTATTTAAAGGAAAAATATGAAAACAAAAATTATAGCCCTTTCCGGTAAAAAACAATCGGGAAAAAGTAGTTGCACTAATTTTATATATGCAAACTATATGAGTGCTGTTTTTAACGATATAGATGGCGTAGGTATAGACGATAAAGGAGTTCTACATTTACAATACAATAAACGAGAATTTAGTTTTGACGTATTCGATTATTATCACGATCTTCCTGATCAAAATCCTTTTATAAAAGATATAATTAATATTATGTCTCCCAACGTTAAAATATATAGCTTTGCTGATATATTAAAGAAAAAAGTATGTGTAGATATTCTTGACTTAAAACATAATCAGTGCTACGGAACAGATAAAGAAAAGAATGAATTGGTAGATTGTTATCAGAACAATAAACAGTTGACGGCAAGAGAAGTAATGCAAATTGTTGGTACAGATTTTTTTAGATCTATATCAAAAGACATTTGGCCCAAAGCTACAATAAAACAGATTCAAAAAGACGCTCCTCAAGTAGCAATCATAAACGATTGTAGATTTCCTAACGAAGCGGATTATGTGCAGAAAAATAATGGTGTGGTTATTAGATTAACTAGAGATATTTGTAGTCCGTCAGACCATAAATCTGAAAATGCTCTTGATAAAGAAAATTATGATTGGAATAAATTTGATTATATATTAGATAATGCTGATTTGAACATAACTGAACAAAGTCAAGAAATTATTAACATATTACAAAAAGAGATAAAATGATTATAACATATTTCAGAAGCTCGTCATACGGAACGCATAATATGTGCGAACAACAATATTTCTTTGATTATGTTATGGGATATAGAAGTCCCTCTAATAAGAAAGCAGATAAAGGAACTATTGTACATAAAGTTTTAGAAATTCTAGCATTTGTGAAATACCATGAACAAAAAAAACAATATAGTTTTGTAGATGACATTGTAGGAGAAGTTGATATATACAGCTATGATTTAGACCTAATTATTGATCAAGTGTATCATCACTACACTACTGCTTTTGATCATCACGCTTGGAGTGAAAAAGACAAATCAGATTGTAGTAAGTGGGTATACAAAGCTATCAATTATGGTAACGGTATGTTCGATCCCAGAAAAAGAAACGTATTATGCCCAGAACAACAATTCGATATTACTATAGAAAAACCTTGGGCTAAATTTAATTATGATTACCAAGGAAATAAACTAACAGGAAATCTTGCTCTTAAAGGCACCATTGATTTAATTACGACAATCAATGAAGACACTCTTGAAATTATAGACTGGAAAACAGGTAGAAGATTAGATTGGGCAACAGGTCAAGAAAAAACGCAAGAAAAATTAGAAAAAGATCCTCAGCTAATGATATATTATTATGCAGTTAGTAAATTATATCCGAACATTAAAAGTTGTATTTTTACTATATATTTTATTAACGACGGAGGACCTTTTAGTATGACTTTTGATGAGTCAGATTTGCATAAAACAGAATATATATTAAAACAAAAATATGACCATATAAAGAATTGCAATAATCCTAGATTAAGTAAAAGTTGGAAATGTACTAAATTATGTCATTATGGTAAGTCTACATTTAAAGATACAAATATTGATCCATTAATTGAATATAGGGATGGTCAAACTTGTCAGAAAGATAATTTTATGACGATGTGCGAACAGGTTAAGCACGATACTCAATTATATGGAATAGACAATGTAATTGACAAATATACGAGACCAGGGTATAATGTAGGACATTACCAAGCTCCAGGAAGTACAGAATGAAAAAATATACTCCTTTACATGTTCATAGTCACTATTCACTATTGGACGGCTTATCAAAACCAGAAGATATAGCCAATAGATGTCTTGAAATAGAAACAAGTTCCTGCGCTATTACTGATCATGGCTCTATATCTGGTTGTGTAAAGTTTCATTCTGCCATGAAGAAAAAGAAAATTAAACCTATCTTAGGTTGTGAACTATATATAGCTAATGAACAAT